CACGCTTTGGTATAGAAACTTTTGCAGCAGACATGAGAGTTTTTGTGGGTTTGAGTGCTAACAATGCTGCAATGGCAGCCGACTCCTCTACTTGGGCTAATACAATAGGTTTGTGTAAAGACTCTGCCGATTCAGTTTGGAACCTAGTACAGCGCAATGCTACAACAGTTACTAAAACATCAACCGGTTTAACAATTGCAGCTGGTACTATTTTAGACCTAACAATGTTTGCAGCTCCTAACGGCTCGAATGTTACTATGAGATTAGTAAATGCGGTAGATGGTACTGTCTATGTTGATAACGTAGCTTTAAGTACTACCTTACCAGTTGCTACCACTTTTCTATTTATGCAAGCACACTGCCAATCTGTTACAGGCACTACTGCAAAGTTATTAGCCCTAAACCGTATGTATGTAGAGACTGATCTATGATATCTTGGAATGTATTACAAAATAGTCAAGGAGAATTACAGCTGTTAGAAGATACAATGCCAGTGCCCGAAGGTTGGACAGTGGTAGCATTGACAGTAAATCCAGAATACTTGGAGTACATGCGCTCCATACAAGGAGAACCATAATATGTTAGAATTTGCAGCAAGCGGATTGTTAGGATCAATCTTCGGGGGCCTATTCAGATTGGCCCCTGAAGTATTGAAATTCTTTGACCGCAAAGACGACCGCAAACACGAATTGGCAATGTATGGTCTTCAGATCGACTTAGAAAAAACCAAAGGTCAAGTCAGGATAGAAGAAAAGTACATTGACTACGGCATTGCCAACACAGAAGCAATCAAGAGTGCTTTTGAGGGCCAAGCAAAAGAGGCGGCCGCTAGCTATAAGTGGGTAGCTGCTCTTAGTGCCCTAGTTCGCCCCATGGTAACCTATGTACTGTTTGGTATGTATGTAGCCTTCAAGATTATTGTTATTGCTCATGCCATCAACAGTGGTGCCAGCTGGTTAGACATTTCTACCAAACACTGGACACCAGATGACTTTGCAATGTTAAACATGATTCTTACCTTCTGGTTCTTGGGCAGATCTATTGAAAAGAGACCTCAATGAAGGCCGCAGCAGAACTTTGTACAAAGATCTTGCTGCACCCCTTTGAGGGCTATCACAAAAAACTTCCTAATGGAGACTGTGAAAGCTACCCAGACCCCGCTAGTCCTATTGGAAGAGGGGTCTATACAAAACCTCAAATCTCTCAAATGACTCCAGAGGAATTATTAAAAGCCGGACACCCGTGGACAATAGGTTGGGGTTCTACTGGTCCTGATATTGTGCCAGGACTGGTCTGGACAAGAGAGCAAGCGGATCTCAGATCTGAAAAAGATTTAGAAAAATTCCTAGTAGGAGCCCTAAATCTTAGTCCATATTTAGCCAAAGAACCTCCTCGCAGACTTGCAGCAGTCACCAGCTTTTGTTATAACTGCGGATTAAGTAACTACAGAATTAGTACCCTACGTCGTAGAGTTAATGAAAGTGATTGGGAAGGTGCTTACTGGGAAATACAAAAGTGGAATAAAGCACAAGGAATTGTGTTAACAGGATTAAGCCGCCGCCGCTTAGCAGAAGCTCAAATGCTTCGCTAAGCTCTATCAACTAACCTCAGTAAAATATGGCAAATAACAGTGGCAAAAAAGCTAGAAGAGCAGCAAGTAGCGCTCCTGAAAATGCGTTCTTAACCAGAACAGAATTCAGGGAAGTAAAACCACTAAACTATATACAGGAAACGTATCTTAATGCTATAAAAACAAATGAAATTATATTTGGTATTGGCAGCGCAGGAACAGGAAAAACCTATGTTGCTGCAAGTTATGCTGCGGGAGAGCTCTTCCACCGCCGTGTAGATAAAATTATCTTGACCAGACCAAATGTAGAAACCGGTAGAGGGCTGGGATTTCTACCAGGTACTTTAGAAGAAAAATACGAACCCTATCTAGATCCATTCGACCAAGTGTTCGAGCGTTCTTTAGGTAAGGGCTTCTATGAGTACGCCCTAAAGTCCAAAACCATTGAGCCTCGTCCGTTGGGCTTTATGAGAGGTGCAACTTTTGATAATGCCATTGTGTTAGTAGATGAAGCACAAAATGCTACTAAGACGGAATTAAAGATGTTATTGAGCCGAATAGGTCGTAACACTAAAATGATTATTTCAGGTGACGACGAACAAAGTGACATTGTAGATAGTGGCTTAATGGATGCAGTCAATCGTTTAGAGGGTATTGGCGGTATTGAAGTAGTACGGTTCTTGGATTCAGATATTGTTCGAAGTAAAATGTGTAAGGCCATAATTATGGCTTATAAAACTTAAAATGTTAAGACTGCCACCAAAAAATAGAAATCAAGGTATTTATTGGACAAGATTTTATTTAGATCATATAGATAAGTCCCCAAAACAAAAGATATCTAAACAAGACCAATACAGAGAACGTCTTATTGAAATTAAAAGCTGTTTTAATCAGCCTAGCTATCCTGAGGATATAGTTGAACTTATAAACTATATCAACAGAGTACTAGGGCTTAAAACAATCAGTATTCAACACATGGATAAAGTTACCAGTACTATCAATTTGTTGAAATCAAAGTATGACCAAGAGGAGTAACTATGGCAGATTTATGTCCAATAGCCACGATGTATAAAGATATAAATCTGGCAAATCACCTTCAGACCATTGACTATGCTGGCCTTGGACCGGCAGATCCTCGTCAACCTAGTACAGAGTTCTGGATGGCAAAACAGGAAAAGTGGGGTGTAACAGAGGGTATGGCTCGTACTAGATTGTGTATGAACTGTGCTCACTACAAAAATGATCCAGAAACTCAAGAATGTATTATTGAAGGTCCAGGTGGTCAACTCAAAGCCAGTGACTTACCAGTTACTCCTAGATGGGCAGATATTGAAGGCATGCCTGCGGCTGTTTGTAGTCGTTGGAATATTACTTGTTCAGCACTACGTACTTGTGATGACTGGGAAAATCCCAATGAGGATAGTGACAATCAAAATGTGTGGTTTGTTACTCCAGAAGAAGATGGTATGTCTTCTGAAGGTCAAAAGACTTTTAATACAAAAGCTCTCAACAATCACAAACCAACAACTGGAATGGCCTCGGCTGCCCGTAGAGCATTAAAGTGGAAAAAAGAAGGTCATAGCGGCGGAACCGCAGTCGGTATGACCAGAGCGCATCAACTAGTAAATCGTGAAACACTGAGTGACAGCACAGTGATGAGAATGCACTCTTTCTTTAGCCGTCATGAAGTAGATAAAAAAGCAACTGGTTTTAATAGCGGCGAAGATGGATTTCCAAGTGCTGGTAGAGTAGCTTGGGATCTGTGGGGTGGAGATGGTGGTCAAACTTGGGCTAAATCTCGTCGCGATCAAATTGTTAGAGATCGCGAGAAAAATTGATCTAGGGAGGCCCTATGGCTGATCCAACAAGTTATTTAACAGCCAAAGTGGCCTCCATGATTGGCGGTCTCTTTGGCGGATTTGCAATTTTAACCTTCATCAAACCTAAAACTATTGGTGAAGCATTTATGAGAGGTGGAATGAGCGTTGGTAGTGCTATGGTATTTACCCAACCTCTTTTAGTAATGGCAGATATCAGTAATAATTGGGAAAGCCAATTGATGGGTGGATTTGTTGTTGGATTTTTAGCATATACTGTATTGGGTATGGTAGCCAATTTTATGATTAAAAATCAAGACAAAGACATTGTCCAAGTAGTGAAAAGCGTAAAAAAGGATTAACATCATGATAGTCTCTTTGGTGGGTTTCTTCAATACTTGGAACCTTTTAATAAATTTTTTATCACACCTTATCGTATTTGTGGGTATACTCTATGTGGCAATTCATAATCGTGAATTAAAAGATTGGATTATTACTCCTCTATGGTATTTAGGCTTAACAAGCGGATTTGTATGTGTTACCGTAGTAGTACAGTGGACAGTAGGTCCAGAACATCCCATGAGTTACTGGACTTTAGGTCAACTTGGAGAAATTGGTTCACATATTATTTTAGCTTGTATATGTGGAACACTGTTCCTACAAACTATTAGGTCCGATATTGTACACCGCAAAGATCGTCACAAATGAAAAAAGCCCCTCAATCGACTAGATTGAGGGGCTTTTTTATTACTCTTGAGGTTCTTGCTTAGGCATCTGCTCTTGGGCTTGTTCTTGTAGCTTACGAGTCAGTGGATTTGCTACTTTAGCTGGCAATTCCTGTAGGCCGGCTAGTAGTAGATTTGCTTCTTGTTCTGTAACTTTAAAACTGAATTCCATATTTTCCTCATTTAATTGGGCAGGCACCCGTTGCACATTCATCGCCAATAATTTCGTCGAAACTGTTGTCACTGTTAATATCTACTGGGAGTAGGTTTTGTACATACTCTTGATAGGTTTGTTCATCGACAACTTCTTGTGGTAAGTATAGATAACCCAAGTCCTTGGCAGTCTTGGTAGGATCACTGCGATAGATGAAACTAACACCTACATAGCAATCCCAATTATCTAACAACCAACTCTTAATATCATCAATCT